CATTGGATCATCCCACTGATAATGTAATCCTCGCACTACGCCTTTGAGCGAATACGAAATATTATCTTGGCAAAATACTTCGCCAACTTTTTCATTGATGGCACGAGAAAATGACTCGAAAAAATAGCCTCTTTGATCGGGATAAGATTTATTTGTGAATAGTTTGTGATGTTTCATAAAAGATGACTCTTTCCTTCAATTCCGTTATTTCTGTACCAATGATATAAATATAATCCCTTGATCAAATAAAATTTCTGACCAGTCTCGTTTAATTTCTGATGAAACCAGTTATCTACTTGTAACATTCCTTTTTCTACAAAACCACCACATTCCTCCCAAGCTGATTTTTTTATAGCTAAAAACATTCCGCTCATCCATGGCGCAGTCACAGGAATTTCAATACATTCAGAACCATATTTATTCTTCATTTCTTCGCCAAAATATCTATGATAAGACATATCATTAGTCCTCTTGTCGATTCCAGGGGCAATCTGCCACTGACAGCCAACCCTATTTGTATAGCAAGTAAAAGCAGAAGCATCGCTATAGCGTTCTATTGCCCCTTCAACTAATAATCCAAAGTCTGAAGTCGTAAATATTGTATCAGAATCAAAAAAAACACCCCAATCATCATAGTTTGGTAATATCTTCATAAATTGATTATAATAGACACCAATATTTTTATCTGAATTAAACGGTACGCTGTAATAAATCATATTTCCTATCTTCTCATTTCATTTTTGCTTATCAGGCTTTCTAGCAATTAAAACGCAATCCTTCCAAGGAGGTTCATTCTGATCGGCATAAGCAGAAATTGTTTCTTATCCTACATATTTTGCCAGCGCCCGAAAACCATCTGGATAAATTCGCCAACAATCCACGGGATAACGATGCTCGGGACCAGCCGAGGGAGCAATCAAGCATATTAAAGCACCGGGTTTTATGACTCTCTCAACTTCTTTCATCGTTTCCCAAATATATTCAATATGTTCAAATGCTTGTCCTGAAATTATCACGTCCGCAAAATTATCATCAATCTCCTTCCACGAATATATATCTGATAAAACAATATCTACATTATTACCCGCAACAATATCTACGCCAATATATTCCCAATTAGGATTATTAAAAAATGTTTTATATGTTTGATGAGCGGCAATTTGCTGACTTCCAATATCCAAAATTCGTAATTTTTTATTTTTATGTTCTGCTAAATATTTTTTGACAAAAATATTCATATTTTTCATTGAACTGTTATGCATTTTTCTTTAACCACTCCTCAACACTCATAATATTAAATGCCTCTATTTTATTAGCCTCATAAAATTCCCATGTCATATCCTCAATTTCAGTTTTTGGAAATAACTTTTGCGATTTTGAAGTTTCCAAAACACCACACCCATGATCCATATCCAGCACAGTCAAATTTACATTTTTACAATTCATCCTAATATACATCGCAGCTTTCCAAACATCGCCATTCCAGTCAATGGACTCTCTGTTTCTCTGGGCGTGAAGTTTCTTTTTTGGCATACAATCGTGGAATACAATAACTCCGTTTTTATTTAAACATTTTAGGCCGTTTTCGGCGTCTTTAACCACTTGTTCTGATAAATGTAAGCCATCAATGAAAATGATATCAAAAGAGTCTGTGTTATCTTGAAAAAACTTATCAGAAGTCATTGGATGAGTTACTGCGCCGTGAGCCGCTGGATCAACTCCACATTTTTTTTCACAAATAATTTTATCGTAATTGTTCGCGGGAACCTGCACACCAATTTCTAAATAACTTTTAAATCCCCTATTGTCAATTAAATAATTTATCAAATTCGTTCTAGTTTTTTGTTTTAGTAGTTCACTTTTCATATCGAGGTTACAATCTCCTTCAAATACTCACAATCTTGGTTTCGGAGACTTCGAACCTTTTCAATCAATTCAGCACCACTAAGACGAAAATAATCTTCATTCGCGGCTGCAACAAGTTTTTTTTGAGAAATAAATTCACAATTTAACATTTTTGCTTCGACAGCGACACGACCACATGATTCAGGGTGCCCTGTTGCAAAAACTAAGCCCTCATAATTTGATAACGCAGAAAGAAATTCATAATAATTATTAGATGATATTAATTCATAAGAAATGTTGTGAGTTTTACAATACTGGACAGCAGCCGCCGTTTTTTTTATAGGATTTTTACTTTCTATAACAGCAAAAACGCCTTTTTTCTTTTTATGATTTTGTAGTCCTTTTATAAAATCTAAATCTTTGTCCGACCACATACTACAATTAATATTTGTTAAATTGTCTAATTGTAAATTTCGTTCACAAATATTTTTGTGAAATGGCGTCATACAAACCACCTTATGTGCTGACTCATAAAAATCTAAATTACAAAGATAAGATTTAGGTGCGATAAAATTCGGAAATGAAATTGGGTTTCGATTAGATAAAAATTTATAATCATGTTCATATAAAACGTATCTACACTTATCTATCAATAATTGCTTTACTTCTTTGGATAGTCTTATGAAATTTCCAATAAACCATACTTTATCTATGTTTTCAGCTACATATTGTTTTGTAACTTTGTCGCATCTTTTTTTTTCATGAAAAATCTCAATTTTACGAAAATATTGTATAACTATATCATCATGAAGTTCAGCACCTCCAATTATATCTTCTTTAAAAAAATCAGCAACAAAGATCACCTTAGACACTACAACCTACCCATTTCGTCAATATTTTGTTGCCATTCAAGAACTTCCTTCGTTTTAGATTCCATCGAAACAGAATCACAAAATCTATCATATTGTGTTTCACACGAAAATGTCTTGACAGCATACTTTTGTAATTTTTTTGCTTTAGATTTATATCCACCGATTGACTTGAACATAGATTTGAGTGCCTTCTTATATGACCATTCTTTGGCGAAGCACCATTGAGAATCAGCCTGAATAACTCCTTCCCATTGGGCTTCTGGTTGTATCTGTTTTATATCATAAGAAACAGGAGCAAACATAGGTGTATTTTTTACTTTCCCTTTTTTATCTTTTATAGGCATATAGAGAAAATCACATTGTCCGCCCCATGGAGTAGTCATGATAGGAAGCGCATTATACGCGGCTTCAAACATCGGCAATCCAAATCCTTCTCCATGACCAATATTTATCAAAGCCTTTACTTTGGGGTGTTGATAAAGTCCTGTCATTTCTCTTTCGTTAAGATCTCCGTGTAACAAATATATATTACATTTACGACCCTTATACTCATGTAACAGGTCTTGTAATTTTATCTGTGCTGCTCTGCGATCTCTTAATGAATTTTTTGCTAGCGAAGTTTTTACGATAAGTCCCACTTCTTGATCATAAAATTCTTCTATAAACCATTTGATAGTATTCTCTAGGTTTTTCCTAGGAATCCAAGTACCCACTGTAAGAAAGTTAAAGTCATCTTTTAGTTCTAGATTTATATCAACTGGTTTTATTTCTTTAACCGGATATCCCACTACATCAATAGGGCATGTGACCTTAGCCATAAACTGTTCCTCAGTTTGAGGATTAGTTGCATTATACTCTGTGTTTTCAAAGCCAAATCTAGCATGTTCTGATACAACAATAATTTTATCCATCAAGAAGGATTTTTCTACCCACACGGGTGCAATTTTGGTAGTTTCAATTCCTGCGGTGACTCCAATATTTATTGGGGCTATTTTTTCCCACTCATTAGGTATTGTAACCTGTAGAGAAATATCAAATTGACCTCCACTTTGAGAATACTTGATTGTTTTTTGTAGCAAGAAATCTATCCATTGTCGTTCTTCGGTGTCTTCCCAAAGCCAACCTGTTTGTCCCCAATTAGTTGCAACTAAGTAAATATCAAATAAGTCAGACTGACTTCTCAAGGAACGAAGCACAAATCTGGTATGTTCTCCGTATCCACTTTGACTTAAGGCTGGCCCTCTTACAAAAACTTTTTTCATATTTCCCTCAACTCCCAAGATTGATATCCAGTGCGTGTATCCCATGAACCATGTTTTTCATATGTGTCTGTCATTAGCTTCTCCCATTGATTTGCAAAATTTTCAAAACTATAATTCGTTTCAACATGTTTACGACAACTTTCGCCCATCGCGGTGCGTTCTTCAATGGTCATTTCATACATCGTCATCAAAGCATCAACTATTTGTTCTTCTGATAAGCGATCTTCATAAATAAAAGGAACTTCCTGCGATCCTATGATTGCCTTAGAAGAAGGCTCTAATCCAATCCCATGCTCATATACTGTAATCTGCTTATTTTTTTTATTTCTTTTAAGCATCATATCGTGAGATACATTTTTTAGATTGGTTACTTGCTCTTGTAAGCCACCAGTCATTGTTACTATGATAGGCGTTCCACAAGATAAAGATTCAAAAGTCGATAAACCAAATCCTTCAGCATCGGAAATATTAATTGTACAATCAGCCGCATTATATAAAGAAGCTAGAGCATCCGGTGGGATTTTAGCGCCTGAAATAAGAACTTCTCTATTTTCAAGACCCAACTCATTAATAATCGCAAACAAATCTTGCCCGTTTGTATCATTGGCGGCTGTGTGCATTAATAGTGTTGCGTTTGCACCTTTGTGCTTTTGTTTAAGTTTTTTCAAAAATGAATTGAACCAAAAAATCAAAGATCCGCTTTGTTTGCGGCGAGCATTTCTATTGTTCCAAAATACAAGCATATGTTTATCATCTTCAATTCCAAAATGTTGCTTTCTGAAAGAGGCAATATTCGGATCACTATGCTTAGTGAATAACTCCGAAGGAATCGCGTGGGGAATATATTGTTCTGTTACCTCTGGGGATACCGTTTTTACAATATCGGAAGTCAATTTAGAAATGGTTGCAATTACATCAGTAGAATCATACCAAATTTTATTATACTTTGGATAAGGATAATTATCCCATACATGATAATACACCATAGGGACCAGGGATCTGACTTCGTTTTCAATATCCCATAGCCATGGAAAAAAACGTGGATCAGTCATAAACCATAGAATGTCGGGTTTATGTGATCGAAGAACAGACCGGACGGTTTCGGCGTTTCCATAACCATCGATAGGATATATGACCCAATCATCCCCAAATTCCTCTACTTTCTGAGATTCATAATTTTGGTGTTTCATCGCACCACCAAGACTAATAAATTGGAATTTTCCTGTCTTGAGGAGTTCAACAATAAAATATTTTGTTTGGGTTCCCACACCAGAGGGTGAAAGTGGATGGTCTGATATAGTTAGAATTTTAATCTTTTTTTCGGGTTTCGGTTCTGCCATTAGTCTCCTTAAGGGCACCACTCCGTTCTGTGAAATTCACATTTCGTACAGCTAAGACGATTTTTGGGGTGATTCTTATTATGGATATTATACACGGCTTTATTTAAAACATTAAGAGAATTATTTATTTTTTTTTGTCCGCTGGAAACTCTGAAGATTTCAATCCTGTTTTTCTTGGCTGTACGCTTCAATAATCCAAAATATGTTTCTACCATAGTTGGATCAATATTATGTTTCTTACAAAAGAAGTATTTATAATAAGTGAGTTGATATGTGACCATTTTATCAGTCTTTCGTCTTATATCCCAACCCCAAGAACAAGATTTCCAATCTATGATGTGATATTTTCCATCAGGTGTTTTAATAACAAGATCTAGAAATCCTTTATAATCATAGTCCCCTGGGCTATCCACAATAGGTTCAAATATTTCTTCTTCTGCTGAAATAACAGTATATTGTGGAAATTTGAGATTCAGTGCTTTTAGGACTAGCGCGGCAAGTTCAACACCATGAACTTTCATATCACCAATCATCTTTTGTTCTTTGACTGTTATTTCTTCTAACTTTCCAAGTTCTTCATCGAATGAATTACTGAAAATTTTATCATAATCTTCTGTGTTGTCTAAAACTATCTTTTCACAGGCTTCATGAAGCGCAGAACCAAAAGCCGTATAAACATTTCCTGTAAATCCTTTTAGTTTATCTATGTAAGTCAGTTTGTGATAAAAAGGGCAAAAGTCCCAGTTTTTGAGTGCGCTAAAAGATACATGAGGCATATTAACTCCTTGTGGCATAAGCCAACGTTATAACAATAGTCTATCATACAGAAGATAAGAAGTCAAAGAGTATTTAACTAATTTCATTATATAATTTATTAATCTTGGAGTAAAGCACAGGATTTATATTCTTTATTAAATTGGAATCCCCAAAAAAGTATTCTTCAACACCATTTGCAAAATATTCGCGAATCGAGGTAACAGAATAAGGAGAAATAAATAAATTTGGAATTATTAATGAAAGACGGTCATATCCTATCTCATTATATAACAAATCATCTAATTCATCAACGAGATCAGAATCAAAAAAGATATTTCTAGAAAAATAAAAGCCTTCATGATTTAATAAAGAAATTAGCTTATCTTTTTTAGCCTTAAATTCATTTTGTACTAAATTATCACCATAAATTTCATAGTCCATCTTTTCTTCGAAGGCATGTGCTAATTCATGACAAATATTTCTAGTAATTAACTCTTCAGATACATACTCTATATTTTTATAAGAAGATAAATAAATAACATCATCTTTAAACATAGCTTCAATATTTCTTTCTTCTAATTCTTTAAAATCACCTATATAGATTCCATCTATAAGATTTAAGATTTGTGAAGGAACGTTTTTCTCTAAATTCTTAATAACGTTATTGAAGTCAATATCACTTGGAAGCTTGTTGATAACAACGACAGGTATAAGGCCTTTTAAAAGAGAGAATTCATTTCTGTTTTTTAATGCGTGAGATGAACTGCTTTTTATATAATCTTTCATATATTTAAATAATGTATTTTAATTAATACCATGTTTTGCAAAGTCTGTCAAGTTAAAAGTTAAAGATTTTTTGCACACAAGGTTGCAACCTTACTTCTTTCACCTTTAATAAATGTAATGTGACCTGTGATATCAAAATATTTTAATTTTTCAATTACATAGGTTAAGCCGTTTGTAGTCTCATCAATATTCACATTATCTATTTGTTCAATGTCACCAGTCAAAACAATTTTAGTTCCTTCACCTACTCTAGTAAGTATAGTCTTTATTTCGTGCCTTGTCAAGTTCTGGCACTCATCAACAATGATATAAGCATTCTGAATGGAACGACCACGAATATAAGTTAGGGCTTCAACTTCGATTATTCTTTTATCCATATACGACTCTAACATTAAATTATCATCACCAAATAAGAATCTTAAATTATCTTGAATTGGTGCTAGCCATGGCACCATTTTATCTTCTAGAGTTCCAGGCAAATAACCAATGTCTTTTCCCATGGGTTGTACTGGTCTAGAAACAATTAATCTTTTGTATACAGAGGATTCTCCCATTATTTGTTGCAATCCCGCTGCAATAGCGCATAAAGTCTTTCCGCTTCCTGCTTTACCAATAAGAGAAACCACAGGCACCTTTGGATCTAAAAGTAAATCCAACGCGCAATTCTGTTCTTTATTTTTTGGTGCTATGCCCCATCCATCTGATTCTTTATGTTGAGGAATTTTTTTAAATTCTGTATTCTCATCAATGAATCGAGTAATCGCTGTTTTCTTTTCATTTGAAGAAGACACAAGCATTACATATTGATTGGGATATAGTTCAGCTTTATCATCTATCGCATTATAAAGATAAACATTTTCGCCTGTATAGAAGCGGTCAATTATTTGATCATCCACAAGTAGTTTTGTAAAACCACCATACAATTCAGAACTTTCCTTTATAACATTTTCGCTACTATAGTTTTCTGCACTCACTCCAATAGCATCACACTTGATTCTTAGATTAATATCATTGGATACTAATATCACCTTACGATTTGGAAACTCTTTTATAAGTGTAAGTGCGGTGGCAATAATTTGATGATCAGCAGTATTGGGATTATATCCAGAAGGAAGTTCTGATAAATCTGGTGTTTTAGTAAAGACTAAGCCCAGCCCCTTTCTAATTCGAATCCCTTTTTGAAAATTTCCTCTATTTCGTAATTCGTCTAGAGTTCTAATAATTCCTCTAGCATTCGCACCTACTCCATTTAGTCGTTTTTTATTATTATCTAATTCTTCTAATACTACGAGGGGAACGTATATATCTCCGCTTCCATAAGAAAAAATTGAATTATAATCTGTGAGGTAAACGCTCGTATCAAGAACATAAATCTTTTTTGCCATATATTATTTCCGTTGTTTATTTATGGAACTGATAGGTCAGCCCATAATGATAAATAGCCAAGCCGTTTGAGATTTCACTTTATAGTTACTTTGTATAGGAAAAAAAAATAATCTTGAAAAGTGCGGTCGCAAAATTAGTTCTTTCATTTATGATGTTCATTACTTTTATAGGGTGTGCATCATGTGCAACAAGCACCATACTATTTGGACCAGGAGATTTATTCAGAGATAAAAGACGTTCATTTATTAAGATTGATATTTATAAAAACATCTATTTAACAAAAACCTCCTCTGCGATAAACGAAGCAAATTTAGAAGAATATGAAATTGATTTGCGCTCATCAGCTTCCGGCTTTATTGTTGGACACGATAGAGAAATTACTCTCGTAGGAACTTCAGCACATGTCTGTAGTATTCTATACGACAATCAAATAAATTATTTTGTGCAGGAATATTCACCTAGAGATCCAACGTGGGAAATGACCGAAAGAGCTTCATATATTTTAAACGATTATAAAGGCGAAACATATGCGGCAATTCCAATTGCTTTTGATTTCGAAGCTGACATTTGTATATTAGGTTCAGCCAAGATTTCGCGCCCAGCATTGAAAATTTCCAATTCTAAGCCAACAATTGGAGAGAAGTATTATAACATAGCCGCCCCTATGGGATTATGGTCTTCTAAAATGATCCCGCTATTTGAAGGATTTTATTTGGGTAGAAAGAAGGTTCGTAGCAAACACAAAGCTTCTTATGTCTTTTCTATTCCTGCTATGGGTGGATCTTCAGGCTCTCCAATACTGAATAGTTATGGTGAAGTTGTCGGAGCATTACACTCTGCTTATAGAGGGTTTGAAAATTTGTGTATGGCTACCACAAATAAAGAAATTTACATGATTTATCGTAAGTCTATGAAAAAACTACTAAAAGATTATGAAAAATACAAACTTATCATCGATATTGTAAATATTTAATATACTACGTGAATATCGACTTCGTGACTGGACGTACCCTCTAAATCAATTGCTCTAGATTTGCCATTAATATCTTTTATGATTATCACACCCTCATCGTTATGTGGGTCAACTTGGTAATTAGTTATTTCGGCTGGACCTTCGCAAAAAGTTTCCTTTGTGTTGCGATGTGTGTATAGTAAAAAAACTTTATCTCCGATGTTCATAATAATACCTTACCATAAATAGGATCTAAGATCAAGAAAAATAAAAAAAATAATGGAGGTGGCGGGAATCGAACCCGCGTCCTAAATGTTTTAATAGTTTGTGATATACAAGGTTAAAGATTGGTATAATAAAGCACGGTTTATTGGATAACAAGGAAAACCGTAAAAACCCCGCTTTGATTGCTTACGCAGCCAAAGTTAATGCAACATTATCGTTAGCAATTATTTGTTTTAAGCCTTTTAGTGTTTGCTCATACACCCTTGCACAAATCTATCTCGACACCCAGTCGAATCCAGTTCACCCCCGTAGTAATAAGTATATTATATCACGATTATTTTAAGAGTTAAATCAATAATAAAATAATTGTTATTCTATTTCTTTATTGAATTTGTTAAGAAAGTATTCTTTCTTTGTTTCAGAAACTCGTCAATAATGTAGAGTATATGAAATAACTTTGGATAACAAATAACTACTATTCTATTTCTTTATTGTACATGTTGAGAAAGTTCTCAATCCTTTCTTTGAGTCTCGTTCGGTCATAATCAAGCGGTCCTTCAGCAAGCCATTCTTCCTCAACAATATCACAGATTTTATCAACATCAAAAACCAAATCCATAACTCCTGCTTTTGCAGCTTGGTCGCTTTCTTCGCGGCTGAGTTCTTCTTGTTCAAATCCGTTATCAATGAACTCAATCGTCATTCCACCTTGCCTTTTCCATCGCCCATAAATGTCACCAAAAGTATCTTGCAATAATCGAGATAAACTTTCAGATTCTTTATGTCTAAGATCACAACCATCATCGTCTTGGAATACTGACTCATATTCGTCGGCCTTCACCAGCCATCCATTATTGATACGTCGTATTGTATAAAGTTCGTTATATTGTTCGGATTCTTCTTCCATCATTCAAAGAGTATAGCAAATTATGAAGGATCTGTCAAGGTGAACTTCACAACTCGATCAAGTTGCCATTATTTAATGAGTTCCCTTCAAAATCGCCATCTTTTGCAATCGTTCCATTACTAAAGATTGTTTTATATTTTGATAATCTTAATGTTCCCGCATTTATAATATCTTGGAAGTTGTGAATGTGTCCAAACATCATAAGCTTTGGCTCAATTGCCAAGACTTTTTTTCTCAATGCGGAACATTGGTGGTCCGTGAGTTATTACAATGTCCGTGTCGTTTGGGATTGTTTTCCAAAGACGATTTATTTTATTTCTGGGTTTCATGAAAGCCCAATCGAAAAATGTTGGTGTATATGGACTTCCCCAGATTTTATAACCATCGATCTCTATCGTTTCATTAAACAAATAATGAATGCCTTTGTCGTCAAAGATTTTTTTTGTAATCAGTCCTTTTTCAATTGATGTATCATGATTTCCAGCAACAAAGACTTTGTGCTTTATATCTATTTCGGAAAACCAATCAATAAAGTCGTGGACTTGATATTCATTAATAAATGGATCTCTTGATATGCTACAATCACCAGAAAAGACAACTAAATCTGCTTTTGGGACTGTTAAGAAATCGTGAAATCCGTGTGTGTCGGAAATGTGATAGATTATCATTACTGTGCCTCTGAAAGTAGTATTATGACAGATTAAGTTTTTTTTGTAAATGAAAAGCGAATGGCGGGGTTCGAACCCGCAACTTTCAGCTTGGAAGGCTGACACTCTGCCAGTTGAGCTACATTCGCAAAAAACAACAAGATTGTGACTTTTTCACAGCCACAAAGCTAGGCTCGTTTTAACACTAACATAAGTTAGTTTGGCTGGCTTCAACAGAGCCATTGAAGCACCATAATATTATATAAAAAAACTGCTTTATCTTGTTGCCCATAACCTAATCTCTATTCTAAACGCCATTGACATCTTTGTCAAGTGTTTGTTCAAAATAGTTATCAATCTTATATCTATTTATAGTTTTCTTCATAGCTAATTCGTTCAAACCAAGAAACCTTGCAGCCTCTCGCTTCGAACGTGTTGCGGATAAAGCATACTTTAATACCGCATCTTTTACAATGTTTGGGATAGAATACCAAAGTGGTAATCCATATAATTTTTTATTAAAAGCCGACTTCGCTGTTAGTTCCAACTTTAGACCAATAACTTCTTCAAGGGAAAGAGCATTAAAAATAATTTCAAACTCTTCACTAGATTTTCCTTGTTTTCTTAATCTATTGGAAATAGAATAGTCTTTATTCCGTCCATCATTTCTTTTCAGATTCGCCATTAGCTACACCTAGTATACCATAACCCGCGATGTCTTTAAACGGATTTTCTCCAAACGCATCTTTTTGAGTTGCAATTCTAAACAGCTTGTCAATGATGCGAGTAATAGCCAACATATCTTTATATTGATTTGGTTCAATTCCATTTGGATAAAGAATCTTTAAAATTTTTTCTGACTTCAGGAAAGAACTTCCACAAGCAGCATCTTTATCGTCAACAAACTTACCAATTTCAGTAGCAATTTTTTCAAATTTCATGAAGTTGAGGATACTATTCTTATAGATCGAAGTCAAGCTCTTCTTCGTCACCCTCTTCTTCAATTCCAAGATCTTCTTCTTCACTAGCTTCTGCATCAATTTCTTCTTCATCGGATTCTGCTTTTTCTTCCTCATATTCATCAGTTGTCGGTTCAATAACTTCACCGAGTTCTTTTTCCCACTTGTCAAAATAAAGTTTTAGATTTGTAATCAAATAATCTTGGAAAGTTTTTTTATCCTCATCATCACTTAAAGTATTGTATGATTCTAAGATTTGTTTTTCTATGGAGTCAAACGATTGCGAAGCTAGTTTTGCTCCGGTTGCGTTTGCTTCTTCTTCTTGGGTTCCAATACTTTCTTCTTCCTCGTCGCTCTCGATGTCGGGATCAATATCAATAAATTTATCATCATCTGTTATATCAATTTCGATTTCTTCATCAATCTCGATAAACTCTTCACCGGCTGTTCCATCAGCACTCATTTCTGTAGCTTGGCTATTTATATTCGCGGTTTCTAAAGCAGTATTGACAGAAGAAACTAATTGAGAACGAAAAGAGTCACGTTGTTCCTTTTTAGTAGTCAAAGATTTATAGTCTTGCTCAATCCCAGGAAGGATGCTTTTTAGAAGATCTTCCAGAAAATTAATAGCAGTGGAAGCATGTGGCACTCGGTCTGCTTCGCTTTCGAGAATAAGTTTTTGAATAACTCCTCGCAAAACATTTTCTTTCACCTTTGCTTTTTTATCTGCTTTGGCGATGATCTTGCGTATTGCCTCTCTTAGAATTGTCTCTTTTATAAAAGTGTTCCTATCAATATAGTGTTCTTTAATTTTTTTAGTCATAATGCTCCAAGCCTTTTTCTTATCTTTAAGATTCCTTAAAGGTATATATTTAGCAAAAGATTTAAAATCGTTATTAGCGATAATCTCTCGCATTTGAGTTCCTGATATTCCACCACCAAACATAGGAGTATTTATCATTTCTACAGATAAGCCCAAGTCTCTTTTATCTGCAAATTCCTGGGCTCTATCGAATCGGGTATCAGTCTGGTCCTTTTCGCCCTTTCCTAGAAAAACAGTATCTCCACTATTCAAATTCTCTAGATAATCGTATACTGAACCTACAGGAGAATTTTGATCGGATATCATTACCGACATTCTGTCGCCGATGCCATTGGTTTTTATATAAAGTTGCCATAACTTTAAAGATTGATCGGCGTTTATCTCTACTGTGTTCTTTTTATCCGTGGAATATCCCTTGCGTGGTAGGGGAGAAATTATTATGATAACCTCATCTGCTCCGCTTTCTAATAAGTGTTTCGCTCCCAAAAAATGACCAGCATGTGGTGGCTTGAATCCACCAGGATGAATGCCTATAGTCTTTCCAGATTCTTGTTCTAGAATAACTTCTTTTTGTAGGGCTGGAATCTTTCCACGACCATATTTAAATATTCCTAATATTTGATTTGCAGGCGCAAAGTTTCCTGTAAATTTATAGGTCACACCATCCCAATCAAATACAAATCCTTCGGTGGCTGTACTGATATTTTCTGCTTTGCCAATCTTTTCTAAATGCTTGCGAACAACGTCCATCACATCATCGCGATTAGAACCGTTGATCGCATCTATTGCCGTTCCAACCTCACCAGCCAAACGTTTTACTTCGGCATCATTATCCAAAATAAATGCACTCTTTAATCCTCGCAACATTTCCACAGAGAAGTCATGAATTGTTTTCTCTA